AGGGGTGTTAAACTGCTTTTTTCTATAACTCTTTCCATGGTGTCACCTCCTTGTCAGTGTCGTATATTACCGTCAGTACAGCCTGATATCAAGTCAATTTCGGCAAATATAGTGGACGATTTCAGCCCATATTTCTCCGCCAGAACTGTGCATAATATGCCGTAGTCAGCGATGGAGATAATCCCGGCAGAGAGCATCTCCCGCATCAACGCAAGAGCCGCTTTATACTCCCTGATATTTTTGTAGAGCCCTTCATCCATCCCGTGTCACCTTCATTCTCGCCCTTGCGAAACACTCACGGCAGCAGTAGTCCGCCCTAATTCGGTTGTTGAAAAACTCGGCTCCGCAAAAACGACAAACATGAGAATATTCGGTTTTGAAGGTTCTCTTGTCGGGGTTATCCTTCCACCATGCGAGTCGGCATTCATCAGAGCAGAACTTGCGCTGACGCTTGTGCGGCCTGCTGATTATTTCCGTTCCGCAGCGCAGGCACGTTCCTGTGTTTCCAATTTCAATCGGATGCCGTCTGCACCAGCTCTTCACGGAATTAACAGGCAATTCAAGTTCGGAAGCAATAACCCGGTATCCTTTTCCGCCCCTGCGAAGGCGGTTGATCTGTTCTATCTGTAAATCATTCATGACTGAGACCTCCCAGGTCACAGTCAAAGAAAAGCGGCAGGATTTTAACCTCATAACAAAAAAGAGCCTGCAGGCGCTCCGAAAACGGAATGCCCACAGGCTCAAAGGTTGATATGCGGTTATTTCAGCAGCTCATTGACACGCTTCTGTACGGCGTCGTAGTCGTATCCGGCGGCGGTCAGACGGTTGCGGCGGTCGGCTCCGTTGCCCCACAGGCCGCAGATGACTTCGCGGGCAAGCTCGTCCACGGTTTTCTGCGGGACTGCGGTCACCAGCTGAAGGTCGGCGGCGTTGACGGGGCTGCAGATGGCGTTCCTGCCGTCCTCGCTTCGGTCTATAACGACCCTCGCACCGTCAGCCTGCAGGACGTACCAGTTCTTCGCCTTCACCCAGGCGGGGATGGTCTTGCCGCTGTAGTACTTCGTCCCGGTGATCTTCACCAGGTCGCCCTTCCTGAAGGATGCGGAAGGCTGCGGTGCCGGCTCCTCCGGCTGGGCGGGAACAGACGGCTTCTGATCGGAAGAAGTAAAGCCGTTCAGCTTCGCTCCTCTGATGACAGCGGGATAGTCCTTGTAGGCGACGTCGGTATCCACGTTGCCGGAGATGCCGTTCACGCTGCCCTTGGAGGAGTTCTGCCACATACCGAAAGCGCCGTCATAGGTCGGAGCGGAAGCCCACTGCGCCAGCCAGTGATCGAAACGCTTCAGCTTGGAATCGTCAAGGCGGTTCTTCAGCCAGTCGAGGTTGCTGTACAGGGAGCAGTAGAAACCCGCCTTCTCGATGGCGTCGCCGAAAGCGATGACCATATCGGTCAGCACGGTCTTGCCGAGGTTCTGCTGGGTCTTGTCCTCCAGGTCGAAGGCGACGGGATAGGAGAACACGCCCTTGTACTTCTGCAGGACGCTCACCACATAGGCGGCTTCCTTCTTCGCGGCGGCCACGGAGGTGGCGTAGGAGTAGAAGTAGCAGCCGACGTCGACGCCGGCCTTCACGGCCCTCTGCACGTTCCTCTCGAACCAGCCGTCCAGACCGCAGGCGGAGCCGTCAGCGGAACCGTAGCCGAGACGGATCATGGCGAACTTCACGCCGGCCGCCTTGACTTTCGCCCAGTCGATCTCGCCCTGCCACTTGGAAACGTCGATGCCCTTGACCGTGGTAGTGACGGGGTCGGACGGCGTTTCGGGGACGGACTCATACTTCACATACGGCAGCTTGCCGTGCTTCGTCCAGTTGCGGCGGTTGTAGCCGGAAACGCTGCGGTTGCAGGCCGTGATCTGGACCTTGTTGTCCCAGCGCGGGGTGCATTCCACGGCGAGACCGTCGCCGACATACACGCCGATATGACCTTCCATCCAGACTGCTTCGCCGACCTCGATCTTCGAGAAGTCGGTGCTGACGTTCTTGCAGACAGTGATCATGGTGTCCGCGCCGTAGTCCGGGACGCCGTTGGAGGCGTAGGTCGCTCCGCCGTAGACAGCGTTCCTGTCGCCGTGCCAGCCCCACAGGACGCCCTTGATGAGGCAGCAGCAGTCGAAGCCGAAGGTATCGGCGGACGCGGCGTTGATCATTGCCGTTCTCTCGGGACGGCGGTTGTACTCGTGGTTCTGCGTGTAGCGTTTCTTGTTGGAAGCAGTCATAGGCGCTCCGAAGCAGCCCATGACGTACAGGGTCTTATAGTTCTTCGCGATGTCTTTCAGCTTGTTCACAAGCTCAATGTTCGTCATCATTGCTTTCGCCCTCCTTTTCGGCGCGGTCGTGAAGCTGCTCCAGTACGGCTTTCAGCTTCTTCGGGATGGGCAGACCGAGGTGGCCCGCGTTTTCGATGAGGGACACGCCCTCGTTGGACAGATAGAAGAAAATGACGGCGGTCCGCAGAACGGAGCCGGCGCCGATCACCTGGGTGTCGAGGATATGACCGATGCCCACAAGAGCGAAGATCAGCACTTTCTTGAAGATGCCTTTGAAGCCGATCTCACTCGAGAGCTTCTTGTCCACCACGGCGCACATGACGCCCGTGATATAGTCCAGCACCACGAACGCCAGAAGCGCGTACAGCAGACCGTCGCACCCGCCCAGGAACCATCCGAGCCAGCCGCCCACAGCGGCGAAGATGACCTGGATGGTCATCCAGAATTCCTTCATTGCTCATTCCTCCTTTGAGTTTTTCAATATAACCAGGACGGCTTTTTGGGAGCCGTCAGGGTTTCCGTTACCATGAGCCAGTCCGCGTACCACACGGCGAGTTCCGACTTCTGTTCATCGGAGAGCCTGTCATACCAGGGCTGGCCCCTGTTGACATAGGAAAAGCACTCCGTTTCGCGCCGCTGACGCAGCTCGTCACAAAGTGCCTTTCGTTCGAGTTCCGTATTCTGTTTTTCATCGTATTCGAGGACGCCGTCCTTCACCCGGTAGGCTGTGAAGTGCGCCTCGAAATGCTCCGTGTCGGGAGGATCGGGAACCTCGATCCCTCCGACGATGTTTCCTATCCATGCGTAGGAAGAGACATAACCGTTTTCGGTCTTTATCTGCATATCGCGCCTCCTCTCAGTTCACGCCGTAGACGGCGATGATCTGTCCGTTGCCGCCGTATCGCGTCATGGTGACCGTGCTGCCGGAATACTTCAGATAGAACGAGCAGTAGTTCGCGTCGTCGGCGATCTGATACTTCACGTCCGAGGTGGTCAGCATCGCCTTGGGGACGACCAGACCGATCCTCACGCTGGAAGTGGTCGGCAGACCCACGATGATGTAGAAGTTGTAGTTCCCGTAGTTGAAGGTGCAGCTGTTCGTTCCCGTAAGCGTTCCGCTGTACAGCGAGGTGCAGGCGATGCCGAGGTTCGTTCTCGCTGCGGCCGCCGTCGTGCCTCCCGTGCCGCCATTTGCAAGAGCAACGGTCCCTGTGACGTTCGCGGCTTTTCCGTTAAAGTTACCGCTCGTGTTGAAATATCTCGCAAGGGTTGTATTTGTCCCGGCGTCAAAATTGGTGTCTGTGGCGTATGAGATGTAAAGGTTCTCTCCCAATGCGCCGATATCCCACGATCCACTCGGTGTCTTTACGGAGATAATTGGAAAGAACGAAGAAGATGAACTGTTGCTTGTCGTGCGGATCGGTGCATTCGTTCGTCCATCAATCCATTGACCACCCGCACCGGCCTTTTTTATCTGTCCGGTCATTGTACCTCCTGCAAGGGGAAGCACGGCGAGGTTCGTTCGCGCCGCCGCCGCCGTGGTAGCGCCCGTGCCGCCCTTGGAGATGGGAACTGCCGAGGACAGCTTCGCCGGGGCGAGAGAGCCGGATAGGGTCGCAGCCGTCAGTGTCCCGGACACCTTGGCGTCACCCACCACATCGAGTGCGGTCTCCGGGGTCGGCGTGTTGATTCCGACCTTCTGTTTTCGGAGCGCCACGAGCGGCGTACCCTGCGGGATCACGTAGTAAAGGTCGAGAGACGAGAGGCTGTTCAGCTGATCGCGGATCTGTATGTGGACGTCCCAGGACTGGTCGGAAGCCAGTTCCCGCAGTTCCAGGTTGGAATATGAGAAACTCGTTCCGCTCTGCGTGACCGCCGAAAGGATACTGACGTAGGAACTGTAGGAGGACGCGCTCGTTGCTTTGTAGCGGTAGCGCACATACAGAAGCGAGTTCTTCTGAACGCTGTCTACCGTGATCGCGGAGATCGTGCCGTTGAAGACGAGCTGCATCTCCGCCTCGATGTCGTTCGTTCGCCGCAGGGTCAGGGAGTTCACCTTGGGGCTTGCGTAGGCGATGACCGTGATATTCTGCGTCACGCTTGCCGTGTAGCCGCGGCTGTCCGTAATGGTTAGGACGACGGCCACCGTGCCGCTCTTTGATACCGGCCCGACCGTGAGCGCCGCGCCCGTGGTATTGGAAACGGATACGCCGTTGCAGGTCGCCGTGTAGTTTGCGATGGTCGCCTCGTTCTTCGGGGTCGCCGTACCCGGCGTGACGGTCAGCTTGGAGTGGTTCTGGATGAACAGCTGATCGTTTTCCGTAATCGCCGTGGTCGTGGCGTAGCTGTCGGCGTAGGTGAAGCCGGAAAGCGTCGGGGCGGAGTTTGCCGCCGTGGTCGTGACCGTGGCGGTTTTCGAGGACACGGAGCCGATCTGGGTGCTGCCGCTGTAGGACGTGACGGCGAAGGTTCCCGTAAAGGACTTCATATTCGCCATCGCGGTCAGCAGCGTCGTGCGTTCGGCGGCGGTCAGCGTGACCGTCCTGTCGGCGGTACCCTTCGACCAGGTCAGACCGCTTTTCGAGAGGATGCTCGTGCTTCCGTTCTTCAGTTCCACCGTGTAGTTGTAGGAAGCGTCGTAGACCGTGACGTTCAGCTTGATGCTGACGGTCGCGGCGTCCGCCGTCACCTGGTTCGCGCTGTTGACGATGGCGCCGCCGAGGGTCTTGACGGAAACCGCCGCCGAAGTGCCGTAGACCTGGTTCGACTGCTTTCTCGCCTTGACCTTGATGTTGTAGGTGGTGTTCGGGGACAGCCCCGTGATGGCTTTGCTTGCCGAGGTTCCCGCAGTCGTGGAGAACTGCGTCCAGGTCGAGCCGTTGTCCGTGCTGTACTGCCAGATATCTGCCGTCGCAGAGGAGGACGCTGTGATCGTGACGCCGTTCGCCGTGATGTTGCTCGTGGTGAAGGAAACGGTCGGCGCGGTGCGGTCGATGGCGGTCAGGGTGACGTTCTTGCTCCCGGAAGGCGCGAGGTACTGGCCCCAGGTGGAATAGACGCCCCAATGCCAGTAGATCGGCAGGGTCAGCGTTCCGTTGGAATTGTGGGTGACTGTGACCTGCTTGTTCTCGATGAGCCACTTCGTGCCGCTGCCCGTCTGACCTTCGGTGAAGGTGAAGCAGTTCGCGCCGGAGGTGGCTGTGCCGACGTAGGACTGACCGCCGTTGCTCCAGTCGCCCCAGTCGATGTTGTACTTGGAATAGACGTACATACCGAGGGCGATGGTGGAGGTGTTGGCGGCGGCGTTCTGGGAAACGATCTTCACGTAGACATACAGGTCGACCGTCCAGTTGTTGGAGCCTCCGTTGGTGTATTCGGATTTCACAAGGTAGGCGGTTCCGCCCGTCATTGCCATAAGCCTTCGCCTCCTTTAATCGAGAATGACGATGTTCAGCCCCTCGGAGGCTGTGGACATCGGCACAAATTTAGTCCTGCCCACGGTCAGTTCGCCGTCGACCGTGGTCTTTTTCGTCTGCGTTTCATCCTTGTTCAGGGTGAAAATGACCTCGTCGTTGTAGTATCCGGCGAATTCCGTGTTGGTGATGACCGTCCGCTGCGAGGACGCCGAGTTGGAAACCGCGATGCCCCGCTTGTCGATCTTGACCTCGTTGGTGTAGATCTCGTTCGGAGCCGGAGTCCAGTTGTGGACGGTCGTGCCTTCGACCATCATGATGTCCGAGACATACAGCGAGGCGTAGCGGTTGTAGATGTAGAAAACGACCGTGCTGTCGGTGATATCGTTGATAACGAGGCTGAAATCCTTCCAGCCGAAGGTCGTGGTCTGATTGAAGAAATAGGCGTACTTGTTGCCGTTGTACTGCACCCGGATATAGCTGGAGTCGCTCGCCTTCGTCTTCTTCGCCCGGAGCGAAAAGGCGTAGGACTGCCCGGTAACGAGACCCGTGATTGTCTGCTTCAGCGTGGACGAGGAACCCAGGACGAAGCAGGAATCCGATGTCGTGTTGTTCTGCGTGTCCGTGGAACTGTCCACCGTGACCGTACCCGTCTTTACCCAGTCGTCGGAGACGCCGTTCAGACCCGCCGAGTTCTGGATGAAGTTCAGACCGCCCGCGTACTGGTTCTGCACCTGGATCGTCAGCCCGTCGATGGTCTGCTGAAGAAGCGACATCTGCGCCTGCATCTCAAGGACCGTCTGCTGTTCGTTGCCGAGGCTGTCGGTGATCGTTTCGATGGTCTGCGTCATGGTGCCGACGTAGCTGTTCAGACCGTCGATGGTGCTTTGCAATTCCGCAGCCCTTGTGGTCAGAACGGAAATGGTGACGCGGATCGTTTCAATGTCGTTCTGCACGACCCACTCCGCGCCGTTCCATATCTTCGTTTCCGGCGGGGACACCGAAGTGTCCACCCACAGCTGACCCACATACGGGTTCTCCGGCGGGGTATCGGATGCCACGACGTCGCAGATGTTGGTGATGGTTATCTGTCCGATCGCCCGCATGGGATCACCTCCTCAGATCACGACGAGAACCATGAAGGTCGCTTTCGTTTCCACGTCCGTAGTGGACACAGACAGGGTCTTGCCCGTCTTGCTGCCGTTCGTCCCCCAGGTCGTGTCAATGTTGCCGTCCTTGTCGTACTTCGTCCAGGTATAGGTTCCCGTGCCGGAAGCATCCACCTCCGTGCCTGCCTGATAACAGACTGCGGTCAGTACAGTACTGCCGACGCCGTTCTTGAAAACGTCGCCGCCTGTCGAAGTGACGATGACCTGTAGCGGGTCGGAGTTGTCGATGAAGGTGCAGACGTCGTAGAATTTGCTGTTGTAGGTTGCGGACGCCGAGTCGGTGTCCTTGACACAGCACTTGATTACGGCATAGCTGTCAACTGCGGCTGCGTAGATCGTAAGTGTGGCGGTCGTGCAGCCGGAATACATATTCGAGGTGTTCGTCAGCTTTCGCCAGCCCGTGCCGAAGTCGGCGTCGTAGCCCGTGGAAGAGGACGAGGTGACGGAAGCGTCCATCATAGCCCATTTGTAGGTGACGTTCGTTGTATCGACTGTGGAGCCACGCCACAGTTCCGCCTTCGCCGTAAGGCTTGCCACTTCTGCGTTCTTGAAGACGTTTCCCTTGGGGGTCATGACGAGCAGGTCGACGATACCGCTGCCGTTGACCACGCGGGAGAACGAAATGGAAAGCGGATGAACAAGATCAAGTCCGGTGGACGGGTCTCTGTAGGTGACCTCGCATTTAAAGTCCACACCCGCCTGACCCGACATGATGTTGGCCTTGATGGTCAGAATATGGTTTTTTGCCCCACTCAATGCGTAGTTGCCGCCCGTGGTAATAGGCGTGGTCGAGGTACCCTGATACCAGTTGACGGACTGCACGTTTTCCGAGGTGATCTGATCGGTGGTCGTGCCAATGATGTAAAGGCTCGGCGTCAGCACCAGATTGGTGGACGCCCAGTTGGGGGTGTAGCTGCCGTTGTCCGGGTTGTACATCTGCGTTTTCGGGTGGTTCGAGCCGATATACCCCGTCAGCGTCAGCGCGTCGTTGTAGTCGATAATGGTGAACTGACCCTGCGCTCTGCTCATGAATATAATCCTCCTTTTCAGCCGAGAAGACTGTTTCTTGTAGTTGTGTCGATGAGGTCGCAGAAGAACGTGGCTCTCACGTTCACGTCGTTCCTCGTGATCTCTATGGTTTTCGTCCCGCCGAAATGGGCGGCGTTCCACGCGGCGTCAGCCACGGGATCGTCCGACGCCCTCGTCCAGATGAATTGATTGGGATCAAGGCTGTCGGTTACGTTCGTATCCCAGGAAAAGACAATGGCTGACAGTGTCGTGTGGATGTTGTTGTTCTTGAAGATGTTTCCGTTCGATGACGTGATGACCAGCCGGTACATCTTCTGCTCCTCGATCTCGTCGATACGCTCGTTCGTCTCGATGACGGACTCCGTGGTGGCGTAGGCGCGGAGGTGTATTTCTCCCGTTTCCAGATCCCAGTATGATGAGCCGTCCTGCGAGGACAGAACGCCCGCCTTGATAATATTCGCCGCGAGGGTTCCGGTCGTGATGAAGTCGGCCACGATCTGCCCGTCCGAGGTGATCGCCGTCTCGTAGGGTCCGGCGTATCCGTTATGCGAAAAGCCGAGACCGCCCACGTTCCACCGCCAGATGTTGACGGCGGAGCCGATATCCGGCGCGTCCATTACGAGCAGCTCGTAGGGCTGCCCGGTGATCTCGTCCGTGTTGATGACCACATAGCCGCCCGTCTGCCCTGTGATGAGGCTCGTGGCGTTCTGGATGGCGGCGGACATGATCGCCGGGAAGCGGTCGACCTTCGCCGAAACCGCCTGTGCCGCCTGCTGCGCTTGGGACACCGTGTTGATGAGGTTCGACTTCGCGTTTCCGAGGGTGATCGACACGTATTTCTCGGAAAGGGTGTCGTAGACGGTTTTGATGACCTTCACCCTCGCTGTGATGCCGAGCGCCGAGTGCCGGATCGTCACCGTGTCGCAGAGGGACACACGCTCCAGAACGGCGGCGTAGTCCGGCTGCTTCCACAGCGGCTCGAACTTCACGGTCAGCGTCGGAGCCGTCACGCCCAGCGGGTTGGAGGCGAGATACGAGGACGCTTTCGCCCGGAGAGCGTCCGCCGTGATCTCCGTGCCGAACTCGAAGAACTCCGAGAAATCCTTGATGAGGGTCTTTCTGCGGACGAGTTCGGAATCCGTGATGGAGAGCAGCACCTCCGGCAGCGTGACCACCGTTTCGTTCCCGTTCTCGTCGGTCTGGACGGCATACGGCAGAAGGTCGGTGTACACGTCGGTGTTGTCGCCGTCATGCTCCAGTTCCGTGAGGTTTTTGCCGTACTCGATGACCACGCCCGTGTTGCGGCCGCGGCTGGAATGCTGCCAGACGAGCCAGTTGTCCCATTCGTACTCGCCGCCCCACAGGTCGAGGAAAGAACCGGCCGTCCCGCCGAGGCAGGCACGGACGCTCTGCGGTTTCGTGATCGAGAACGCCTTCGCCTCGGAATAGTCCGTCCGGCAGGTGAAATTGTGCGGAGTCACCGTTCTGCTGAACAGCCGCTCCATCGCCAGCGTCGGCGATATGCGGTCGTCCTGCCACAGGAGAGCCGCGATATTGGAAAGATCGTAGGAAAGGTGCTGCGCGTACACGGTCACCACGCCGTTCAGCGGGGTCGTGATCCGGTAAATTCGGAACACCTGATCGTTCGCCGTGTCGTTGGGCTTCGCCTTGACGAGCCGCTCTCTGGCGAGCTGGTCGTAGTTTCTGCCCGTCACGGGGTATTTCAGAACAAGTTCAAAGGCTCCGTTGCGCTCCTCGGTGACCTCACAGGAGATACAGTCGGAGAGCGCGCCGAGTCCGAACGAGGTGAAAACGGTCGCGTCCGCTCTGTAGAGTACCGGGATCATAGCGTCACCCACCTCGGTTCTACTGTTACGGAGGTAATGCCGCCGCTGAACACGATGCTGCTGAGACCGGGATACAGAATCGGAAAGCCGTCGCCCTCCACACGGTCGTTCCTCGGCTCCGCGCTTTTATAGAAGTTCATCTGTTCGCTGTCGATCTCGATATACCCGCCTATGTCCGTGAAATCCCACGGCGACTGACGGAGAGAACCGTTGACGGAAAGTCTGCCGGCTCCGTTCCCGTACACTCGGATATACGGCTTCGACGGGAATACCGTGGGGTTTGTCAGAGCGAACGGTGAAGATGAAATGTTCACCGGGGTAAAACCGCTGTTGAGGTACTTGAACGGCAGACAGGAGAAACTGACCGTAAACAGACCGATCTTGTTCAGCTGATCGGTGATATCCAGCTGTGTGTTTATGACCGCTCTGCGGAAGGTCTCGGTATCGTAGGTGTCGCGCAGCTCGTGATAGCGGTCCGGCTCGGTGTAGAGCCACGCCTTGACCGCCGTCAGTTTCTCGCGCAGCTCCGGGAGGGTCTTCGCCGGGAGGAACACCGAGTAGGTCACCTGGACGTTCGGGTATCTGCCGTTCGGAAGGATGAGGTCGCCGTCCCGGCCGGGGATGGCCTGGAACTTCTTCTCATACTGCGGAGCGGAAAACACGTTCTTGCTCTCGATGCGGAGCCCCATATCAAGGGAGTTCACACCGTTATAGGTAAAGCTGTTCACGCGAATACCACTCCTTTCCGTTTTGCGAACTGACCCGCCGTGACCATAATCTCGTTGGTCAGCTGCTCGATGTCCTCGCTGCTGTAGTTGTTGAAGGTGCCGATACTAAGCTGCAGGCTGAAGCCGCCGCCGAACGCGCCGTTTGCCGCAGAAGCCACGGAACTGCCGATATTGCCGTCGATGTCGAAATCTGTCGGAAGAGCTGCGGACATATCTTTGGCGAGGTCCTGCATCACGCCGTCGATGTCCTCGCTCATGGCTTCGGCCGCCTTCACGGCCTCGTCGCCGTTATCCTCGATGGAGCCGGACAGACCCTTGACGAGCATCTGGCCGACCCACGCCATCTCTTTCGACGGAGAGTGAATTCCGAAGAAATCAAGGATGCCGTTCCAGATGGAGGAGATCCACCCGGACACCTTGTCCCACAGCCAGGAGGCGAGCTGCGTGATGCCGTCCCACAGACCCTTGACGATATTGCCGCCGATCTCCACGATCTTGCCCATCAGGGAGCCGAAAGCCTTCACGATGCCCTCGATGATCTGAGGCACTGCCTTGCAGATCTCCACGATGATGGTCGGCAGATTCTCGATCAGAGCGACGAACAGTTCCACGCCCGCCATGATGATCTTGTCGATGTTCCCGATAAGGGCGTCCACGATGCCGGAGATGATCTGCGGGATCGCGGAAACGATGGTCGTTATGATCTGCGGAAGCGCCTGAATCAGCGAAATGAGCAGCTGGATGCCCGCCTGGATGATCTGGGGGATGCTGTTCAGAACGGCGTTGATGATGCCGTTGATGATCTGTGGGATGGCCGCCACGATGGTCTGGATAATGGTCGGGAGCGCCTCGACGAGCGAGGTCAGCAGCGTGATGCCCGTTTCGATGATCTCCGGGATGGCATCGAGCAGGAAATTCACGATGCCCATGATGACTTCCGGGAGTGCTGCGATCAGAACCGGGATGGCGTCGAGGATGCCCTGTGCCAGACCCTCGATCAGCTGAAGCGCCGCGTCCAGGATGAGAGGCAGATTGTCGATGAGGGTCTGCACCATCTGGACGACCACCTCCACCATCTGCGGGATCAGCGTAGGCAGAGCCTGGGCGATGCCGATGATGAGAGAAGCGATGATCTGCATTCCGGCTTCCACCAGCTGCGGGAGCAGTTCGAGCAGAGCCGCCACCAGTTCGGTGATGACCTGCAGCACCACGGGCAGCAGCGCCGGGATCGCGTTGATGATGCCTTCCGCCAGCGCACGGATGATGGACGGAGCGCTTTCGAGAACGGCGGCGGCGATCATGGAAATAAGCTCCACAGCCTGCGGGATCATCTCCGTCACGGTTTCCACCACGGAGGTGACGCCGTTCTTCAGTTCCTCGCCGGCCTGTTCGTTTCCGGCGACAAGGTCGGACAGACCGTCCATGATCATGGAGATGCCGGGGAGCAGTTCGCCGACCATGCGGTTCTTCAGACCGCCCATCGTTCCCTGGAGCCGGGTCAGGCTGTCCTCAAAGTTTGCGGAAGCGGCCACAGCCTCGTTGCTCATGACCATTCCGTAATCGTGGGCTTCATCGATGAGGGCCTGCGTCTCGTCCGCACTCATATTGAGGACGGCGGCCATATCCACAGCCGATTTGCCGAGGAGGTCGTTTGCTGCGGCGGTTCGTTCCGCTCCGGCTTCCATATCCTGCAGGGCGGCGATCACGATGGAAAGCTGCTCGTCCTGGCTCTTGCCGTTGAGGTCTTCGATGGAAAGACCGACAGCCGCCAGCTTCTCTGCGGCGGAGGACGAGCCGGAAGCCGCGTCCGTGATGACGCCGGACAGCTTCTTCATGCCCGTCTGCAAGCCGTTGACGTCGGCGCCGCATCTCTGGAACACATAGTCCCATTCCTGGTAGGACTCGGCGCTGATGCCGATCTTCTGCGAGGTCTTGTCTATGGCGTCGCCCGCCGCAGCCACGTCGTTGGACATATCCCACAGCTTTTTGCCCGCCGCGATGGCGGCCGTGCCGATAGCGGCCATAGCCGCCGCCATTGCCTTGCCGACCTCTTTGGCGATCTGGCCGACCTTTTTCAGCTTGCCGCCCGCGTCCTCGCTCTGTTTTCCGGCGTCGTCGACCTCCTTGCCGAACTCGTCGGCTTCTTTCCCGGCGTCGTCGAAGCCGTTCTCCGCCTGTTCGAGAGCCGCGTTGTTGTCCTGCAGCTCCCGTTCCATGCCGTTGAGGGCGGCTTCGGCGTTGTTCAGCTGTATCTGCCAGTTCTGGGTGCGGCGGTCGTTTTCGCCGAAGGACTCGGCGGCGTTCTGCAAAGCCTGACGCAGAACCTCGATTTTCTGTTTCTGCGCCTCGATCTCTTTGTTGAGAACCTGGTTCCGGGAGGTAAGGGCCTGCACGGAATTGTCGTTCTTGTCGAACTGGGATGAAACGAGCTTCATTTCCGAGCCGAGGACCTTGAAGGAGGAGTTGATGTCGGACAGAGCCTTTTTGAACTCTTTTTCGCCTTCGAGACCGATCTTCAGACCGAAATTATCCGCCATGCGTACCGCCTCCTTCCTTTAGATTCCGTCGGGGATAATGCTGTCGATGAAATGCTCCCGCCTGGGCTGCGCCAGGCCGCTGAACTGCCTGTGGCACTCCCACAGGTCCAGGAGCAGACCGAACGGCATCGTCCAGACTTCATCCTGCGACAGATGAAGATGGGCGATGCCGTAATATAAAAGCCGGGTGAACAGTTCCTCGTCTGTTACCCGACTTCCGCGTTTTTTGGGTCAGCCTCGCTTTCGACGTTCCGCTTCGTGCCTTTGTACAGAGCCTCCGTGATGGCGGTTTTGTATCCGGCCAGGTCGGAAGGAACCGTCAGCAGTTCCACCTCCTCGGCGGTAAGCGGGTCTTTGGGGCTGTCCCTGTGTTTGAGGTTGTGGATCAGGATGCTCTGATTGGCGAGAAGCGTGATGAGCCAAACAATCTCCTCAAGTGCCATCTCGAAGTTCTCGTTCTTCATCAGCTTGTCGCCCAGGTTTTCCAGACCGCCGTAGCGGCCGGCGATCTCCTTCGTCGCCCTGGTGGTGAGGATCAGTTCGTAATCGATGTCGCCGATGCTGATGACGGCACTGCGTTCGTTATCCATAATCGCGCCTCCTTAAATGCTTTCGGAATTGACGGGTATCGTTGGAATCTGAGCAGTGCCTCCACGCCCGGCAGGTTCATACACCGACTCGTACCAGCTGTTGATAACAGACTGGCTCACGCCCTCCGCTCCCTCAGTAGCTTCCGCTTTCCAGGGGTGTTTTCCCTCGAAGTCAGGTTTGTTTCGCCGCATAATGCTACCTTCGATGGTAGGCGTGGAGAAGGTGATGGAGTCGCCCTTCGTGGCGAGGTTGGTGGCGGGAATGCCGAACTTCACCCTGTAAAGCCAGAAGTAGCGGTACTTGCCGTTGGAGCGTTTCGCCCGGAAGCCGACCGCCACAGGCTTGCCGCCGTCCTCGGAGGTGGAGATCACCACTCCGTTGGCGTCGATGGTGGTACCCGTGAGGTCGGAAGCCACAGGCGCGCCGATGTCGTCCACACCCAGAGAGAGGGTGCCGGATTTGAACTCCTTGACGACCTCCGCCGCGCCGTCGTCCGCGTAGAGAACGGCTTCGTTCAGTTCGACCGTCAGATCGGCGGTCATCGCTTTCGCCAGCACCTGGGGTTCGCCGTAGGTTTCGTAGCCCAGCTCGTCCTCTTCGATGTTGGCGTAGAAAAGTTTGTCAAGACCGATGGTTGCCATTAGTCATTCCTCCGTTTCGTATTCGTAGTAACGGGCAACGTCGACCGTGTAGTGGTGGTAGCCCGTAACGGTTTCATATCCGTTGTACATCCTGGCGGTTATCGTGAAATCCTCCCGCAGGAGCAGACGGACGATTCTGTTTTTCAGCGCCGTATAGCTGCCTTTGGTATACAGCGAGAGCCGCGCTTCCTGGATATCGACGCCCGGCGCGTTGTCGGCGTGGAGGTCGAAGGTGTCGGAAAGCGGGGTGATTACGACGTAGGACTCCGGCGCCTCATCCGAGAATATCCCTGTTTCGACGGGGACGCCCTTTGTCGCCAGCAGCAAATTCAGATCTTCCAGTATGCTCATTTGCCGACCTCCTCCTCAAGTTTGCGCTTCATCGCCTCGATAGCGGCTGCCTTCGAGGACGATTTGGCAGGTTTCAGAAACGGCTTCGGCGGCTGACCGTGCCGTCCGTATTCGAGGATGTTGGCGATCTTGGCGTTGCTGTCCCCGTCGCGGCGGGGTTCCGCGAAGCCGACCTTGACGTTGTGGTTGCCGTCCCTGTCCAGTTTGACGGACGAGGTGCCGAGAGACGCGAGAAGCTGTCCCGTAGAGCGGGATTCCTCCTTCGTGCCTCTGCCGATAACACCCGCGAGGTTCGAGCGGACTCTTGCCTCAACGACCTCCGCTCCGGCGGTCAGCACGCGCTCGGCCATTCCGTCCTCGTCCTGCATAAGATGCGCCAGCTTTTCAAGGAACTCGTCCGGCATTTTGATATCAGCCCTTGCCACTTGTCGGCACCACCTTTCTCGCCAGGACTTCCGTGTACATCCCGCAGCCTTTCACGTCCTCCACGGAGAGGATGCTGAACCGCTCTCCGCCGCAGACGATGGTGTGCGCGGTCGTGACTGTCACGCCCGGAATACAGCGGAAACGGAAAAGGTCGGTGGCGTCGGTGAACGCGGCGAGGTTCGCCCAGCGCACCGAGCCGTGCCGTCCTTCCCGGTAGACGCGAATGGATGCGAGGACCCGCTCCTCTTTGGAAGCGAAACCCTCGCTGTCTTTCGTTCGACCGATTTCGACAATTTCCGCCATACGGTTCATCTTTCCGAAGCTCATACCTGCCACCTCCGATCCAGGCGGAGAAGGAGGTTGACCGTGTTCCACACCTGCTGCGCGGCCTGCGGGTTGTCGGCGAAGAAGCCTCCCGTGGAGCCGTCCCTTGACTCGTAGAAGTGCGAGGCAAGCATGATCACGGCCTGCTCCGTGGTGGCGGGCATGGGGTTTTCGGAGTAGGTGCCCTCCGGGATGTGCTGGTAGCTCTCCGCGTAGGAAACGGCCGCGGTGATGAAGCCCCGGAGCAGATCATCGTCAGCCGAATGGTCGATTATGAGGTTTGCCTTGACTTTCTGAAGCAGAGTTTCCATCACCGCAGCCCTCCTTTATTTTTTCTTTGCCGACCCTTTGGAGGCGGAAGTCCCTCTGGTCGTTTCATCCGGCTCTTCCGAGTTATCCGATGCTCCGAGAAGAGCCGCCAGACGTTCATTGCTGTTGGCGCACAGATATACCCGGCTGTCTTCACAGAAGAGAATCACCGTAACGATGGTGAAGAGTCTGCCGCTGAAATCAAACGGCATCGCCCCCGTTCCAACAATCATGTTTTCGCCATCAGTACAGCAGGACAAAACACTGTATCTGTATCCGTTAAGGTTGGCGTTACGGAACAGCACGGGTTTTACACCGGCAACAGCCTGCTCGAATACTTCAAGCGGAAAATGCTCCGTAATGTCCAGCGGCGAATCCATGATATCGGACACATCCAGTCCGTTCAGATCAAGAACATAAAACGAGGAATCGGAGGGAAAGCCGGACACGCCGGCTCCCTCCTTAAACGCAATTTCACCGCCGATAACAAGGCGGTCACCGCCCTGTTCAAAGTAGTTCTTAACGTTGCTCATGCTTTTTACGCCTTCATCTTGAGGAGCTGGATGCCCTCGGACAGGATGACCTTGCCGTCCACGCGCTCGGTGGCGACGTAACCGATCTGACCGTTGGTGGCGTAGAGCTCGTTGAGTCTCTGCACGGTTCTGCCAGCGCGGTCGCCGATCCAGTAGTTCTTGAAATCGCCGAAGGCAACGGTGAAAGCGCCGCCCGCGACAACGGGAACGTAGGGACTGGTGTAGAGCTCATAGCCGAGCAGTCTGTCCGGCTGACCCGCCTGCACGGAGGGCTGCCACAGATAAGCGCCGTTGCCATCCTTCAGCTTGCGGATCATGGAGACGGTCGCGTCGTTCATGAGGAAATTCGCATTTCTGCGGTACGGGGACTTCAGCGCGTACACAAGGCTGATGAGTTCGTCGGCGGTGATCGCGTTGGTCGCGGCAGCGGTTACGCCGACCTCGCCGCCGTTGGCGGTAAAGATGCCGGTGGGCTGATTGACGCCGGTACCGACGCAGAACGCTTCCTCCTCGGCGACGCCGAAGGCGCGGGCAAACTCTGCGGCGATGTACTCCTCAAGATTGAACTCGGAGTCCTGCAGAAGCTCGGAACTGAGACGGATCAGGTCGGTCAGCTTGAAGGCGTCGATCTGCTTCTGACCGAAGGTGGGGTTGCTCTCTGTGAACGGCGCGTTCTCCAGCGTCCAGTTCGCTACGGAACGACCGATGGCGAGCGGGATCTTGCGGTCGTGGTGGGTGGTGAATACCTTCGCAAGACCACGGATCACGTTGGCGGCGTCGAGACCCTTGATGATTTCCTTCTCAAATTCCTCCGGGACGAGATAGCCGCCATCCTGATCGACGCTCTCGGAGAGAACGTTGTGGATGGGCTTCTTGCCGCGAAGGTGTCTGCCGAAGTCCTCCTTATAGGCGTTGGAAGCGCGGCCGGTCATCTCGGGCGCGGCGGGCTTTTCGGGAGTCTCCTTGATGGGCTTACTGACGGGTTTGCTCAGTTCCGCCTCCATGGCGTCTCTGCGCTCCATGCGGCGGATCTCGTTGGAGAGGTCGTTCAGGTCCTGCTCCATGGCGGTATAGGTGGCGTCGTCCTCCGGGGACAGAACGCCCTTGTCGTTTCTGTGGGTGTCGAGGAAGCCCTCCATGGTCGCCCACAGCTTCGCGCGCTTCTCACGCATTTCGATGATAGTCATGTTCATTACCTCCGTTAGATAAAGTTTTTGATGGTTTCGAGACGCTTTTTGAGTTCGTCAACCGAGCGTCCCTGCGGCTGTTCCGGCGCTGCCGGGGCTTCGGGTTCGACCCTTGGTTCGGGCTTAATCTTTGCGCTGATCTTGTTCAGAAGCGCGGCCTGCACGGTCTTCCTTGAGAACGCATAGGCCGGAATGACGACGTCCACAGTTTTTTCGTCCGTGAGGATATCGTCTGCAAAGCCGAGTTCCACAGCCCTGTTTGCGTTCATCCAGGTCTCCGCGTCCATGAGGTGGGACAACTTCGCACGGGACAGGTTCGTCTTGATTTCATAGGCGTTGATGATGCTTTCCTTGACCTCGTCCAGCCTCTCGATGGCTTTCTCCATATCCGTATGGTCGCCCATGGCGATGGTGGCGGGATTGTGGATCATCATCATGGCCGTCGGAGCCATAAGAACCTTCGTGCCGGCCATGGCGATGACGGAAGCCGCCGAAGCCGCGATACCGTCGATCTTGACCGTGACGTCGTCCCGGTAGTCCATGAGCATGGTGTATATCTGGCTTGCCGCGATGCAGTCGCCGCCCGGCGAATTGATCCATACGGTAATGGGACCTGTGCCAGAGAACAGTTCCTCCTTGAACATTGCAGGGGTGATGTCGTCATCGAACCACGACTGTTCGGCAATCGTGCCGTAGAGTTCCAGCTCACGGCCTGCCGATCCGCTTTCGTCCGCCTGATTCCTCCACGCCCAGAACTTCTTCGTCTGATTCTTCATCGGGGTTTTCCTCCTTTCCGTTTTCGGTCGTATCCGCAAAAGCGCCCGCTCTTGCAAGCGGGAGCATATTGCCGTTGATAAGGTAGAGATCGCCGCCGTCTTCAGCCGGGATTCGGTCAAGGTTCTCCAGTTCACGGATGTCGTTTGCGGACATCCAGCCGTTCTGCCTCGCCGTGGCGTATCCGGTCATGCGGCTCTGGTAATCTCCGCGCAGCAAACCCTCCACGTTGAATTTCACGAAGAACACCTTTTTCTCGTCCGCCGTCAGGAGTGTTCTCTGAATGGACTGTTCCCATCGGATCACCCAGGGGTCGAGGGTGTACTTCACGAACTCAAGGGACTGCTGCTCTATATTGGAAAAGCTCGATTTCTCAAGGTCTCCGACCATGTGCGGCGGGACTCTGAAAATTCGAGCTATCTCATTGATTTGGAATTTTCTCGTTTCGAGGAACTGCGCCTGCTCCGGGGAAATGGAGATGGGCGTGTATTTCATGCCCTCTTCCAGCACGGCGATCTTGTTGCTGTTCGCCGATCCGCCGAAGGTGTGCTGCCAGCTTTCTCTTACACGGGACGGGTCTTTGATCGTGCCGGGATGCTCCAGCACGCCGGAAGGCGCCGCGCCGTTGGCGAAGAACTTGCTGCCGTATTCCTCCGTGGCTATGGCAAGACCGATGGCGTTCTTTGCCATTGCGATGGGGCTGTATCCGACGAGACCGTCGAAGCCGAGTCCCGGAATATGCAGCACGTCCGAAGGGTGAAGCGTGACGGTATAGCTGTTGTCCTTCGGAAGCTCGTCCTGCGATTTCTGATAGGTGTAATACAGCTGTCCCTCCTCGTCCCGGCTGACCGTCATCTTGTTCGGCATCAGCGGATAGAGCGCAACGACCTCCCCCTTGCCGTTGCGTATGATCTGCGCATAGGCGTTTCCCCACAGCAGGAGGTGGGTCATAAGCGTTTCCCGGAACACGAAGGAACTCATCTCCGGGTTCGGCTCGTCATGGAGCAGCTGATACAGCGGGTGATCGAGCGCCTTTTCCTTGCCTCCGTCCTCCTTGTATCGGTACATATGGAGCGGCAGACCCGCGATAGCCTCCGACAGGATACGGACGCAGGCGTAGACGGCAGTCATCTGCATGGCGCTTCGTTCCGTCACGACTTTGCCGGAACTTGAGTTTCCCATGTAGAAGGCATAACGTGAGCCGACCGTACTGTTCCGGGGCTTGTCTCTCGATCTGAACAGACCGCTGAAAATGCTCATATCTCATCACCGTCCTTTACAAAAATAAAAGACCGCGCGTATCGTACACGCTCTCGGTCAGGTCAGCGCCGCATCGTATGGCGCGGTCAAGAGCCATGATGGTCGCAATGGCTCCGTCTATCTTTTCCGTGGATTTCTCCTTGTCCGCTTTGATGTTCCCTGCGGGGTCGGTGCGGATATAGATGTTGTCCATCATCCACCGAAGAACCGGGTGACCGCCGTGGGCGATCTTCTGTTCAAGGGTCAGCTTCATCAGTTCCTTCGTCGGCGGGGACATATCCTTGAAGCCCTGTCCGAAGGGAACTACCGTGAAGCCCATGTTCTCAAGGTTCTGCACCATCTGCACAGCTCCCCATCGGTCAAAGGCGATTTCCCGGATATTGAAACGTTCTCCCAGCTTCTCGATGAATTTCTCAATGAAACCGTAGTGGACGACGTTTCCCTCCGTGGTCATAATGAAGCCCTGCCGTTCCCACAGGTCATACGGCACGTGGTCGCACCGAACGCGAAGCTGAAGCGTTTCCTCCGGCACCCAGAAGTATGGCAGAATGATGTATCTGCCGTCATCATCACCGGGCGGGAACACCAGGACGAACGCCGTGATGTCCGTTGTGGAGGACAGGTCGAGTCCGCCGTAGCAGACGCGGCCCTCCAGATCGTCTTCCGAAACCGGGGACGCGCAGGCGTCCCATTTCTCCATCGGCATCCATCTGACCGACTGCTTGACCCACTGGTTGAGGCGGAGCTGCCGGAAGGCGTTCTCCTCGCCGGGGTTCTGCTGGGCGGACAGACAGGCGGCTCTGACCTTGTCGAAGCCTACCGTGATGCCGAGGGACGGGTTCGCCTTCTTCCAGACGGCGGGGTCTGTCCAGTCCTCGTCTTCAGCCGCGCCATAGATGACCGAGTAGAAGGTCGGGTCGATCTTTCGTCCGGCCTGGATGTCGAGCGCCTTCTGGTGCACCTCCCAGCAGATCGAGTTGGTGTCGTTGCCGGCCGTGGTGATCAGGAAGTAAAGCGGCTGCATCCTTGCGTCACCGGAACCCTGGAGCATGACGTCGAACAGCTTTCTGTTTGGCTGCGTGTGAAGCTCGTCGAAGATGACGCCGTGGGTATTGAAGCCGTGCTTGTTCGCCACGTCCGCAGAAAGAACCTGGTAGGAGGAGTTGGTCGGCTTATAGACCAGCTTCTTCTGCGATTCCAGTATCTTCACGCGCTTGGAAAGCGCCGGACAGAAACGAACCATATCGACGGCTACGTCAAAGACGATCTTCGCCTGGTTGCGGTCGGCGGCGCAGCCGTACACTTCGGCGCGCTCTTCGCCGTCTCCGCAGGTGAGGAGAAGAGCGACGGCGGCGGCAAGTTCCGACTTGCCCTGTTTCTTTGGAATCTCGATGTACGCCGTGTTGAACTGGCGGTATCCGTTCTCCTTGACGACTCCGAACAGATCCCGGATGATCTGTTCCTGCCAGTCGATAAGCTCGAACGGCTTCCCGGCCCAGGTGCCTTTGGTATGGCACAGGGACTCGATGAACATGACGGCGTAGTCCGCCGCCTCCTTGTCGTAACGGGAGGTCTTCGCCATGAACTTCGTGGGTTTGTATTTCTTCAGCTTTCGCACTTGGCGGCCTCCTTTCAAAGCATAAAAAATGAGCCTCCGCCGTGATCGGCGAGACCCTTCATAACGAGGAACAGAGCCGTCCGGCTCGTGTTCCGCAGGTATTCAGTTGCCGTTGTTTACTGCCGCATCGCCCAGGCGATTGCGTGGCCGTCGTCCTCGAACTCGACCTCGCTTGCCGCTCGCAGCCCGATGGTCCCTTCGCAGGAGTGGTCGTCATCCAGGAACTCGTAGGTTGCTCCGAAGTAGCAGGGCTTGTTCTGCCCGTTGTAGTAGTGACCCGCCATGACCACCTTGTCGCCGAAGGTCAGGACCTTGCTCCATCTGGTTTCCAGGTCTTCCGGGGTGGTGGGGTTCGGCAGTCTGTACTTTCTCATTGCTTCACTGATCGTCATCGTTCCGTCCTCCTTACCGTTCGCTGCGGATCGCTTTCCGCTTTGCCTGCTGCGCTGTGTAGAGAACCGTGAAGTCTTCCCAGGAAAGGCGGTAGGCGCTGCAGTCCTGCGAGAACTCGATGCGGATGCCCTCGATCTCGTTGCGGTCGGTGCAGGCTTCGATGCGCTTGAGGTAGGCTGCGGCTCTCTTGCTGAGTTTCTGCTGTTTCATGGTGTTGTCCTCCGTTCGTTTTGGTACTGTATATATCACTCTAAACGGAGAAAATAGCAAGTCATTTCTGCGATATTTCTCAAAGAAATTTACACAAAATACCAGCCCGGAAACTGTGTATTTTATGACTGCGTATGGCGGTGGATCGTCTCTATGATCTGCTCCTGCTCCTCGGCGGCGACGCCGATGGATTCGAGCGCCTGCCGGGTTCCGCAGTCCGGGCAGATGAGGGTTTTGTTGTCCGTCCTCGAAAGAGCCGGATGCTCGTGGTAGATTCTGCCGCAAAGCGGGCAGACGGCGGTCCTTGTCACGTTATCCTTCATTTTCACATACCTCCACGCATTTGTCGTAGGCATCGAACAGCACGTTTCTGTCGAAGCCGAAAGTGTCGTATCCCTCAAGGCAGGTCCTCATGTAGTAGTTGCTCGGAATGCCGATGGGTCGCTCCTCGTGCATGATGTACGCGAACGCGGTCGCCGTCCGGCGGAGGCCCGTGCGGATACCTTTGTACCGCACCTTGATCTCCTGCTTGTAGTAGAAGGTCGGGAAACCCTCGTAGCGGTCGAGCGCCTTCTCGTCCTTTTCGGTGACCTCCCAGATTACCACGGGAACGGAGCCGTTCTCGTTCCGCTCGATAGTGAGGTAGGACCCTGTTTTGCTTCCTTTGAAAAGCAGCTCCCAGCCATTGAGACTGGCTGTGCCGAGGATCGAGGCGTGAGGGCAGCGCATCCGCATCTGCGGAACGTTGAGGTTGCTGCCGTAGGCGATGTAGTATCTTTTTTCCATAGTCTGTACCATCCTTTCCGAAGGGAATGCCCTTCTACCGCCTTAAGACCGCCGAAGCGGTCTTAAGCGCGAGCCTCTGGGCTGCGTCCTTCATGCGGCGGCTCTTCCGTGGCGGAAGGCGGTGTCGCCGGAAAGGTTGCGGGTCAGGAAGTCTCTCGCCGTTGCGAACTCCTCGCCGATGAAACCCAGGCGGAGGAGCCAGGTTCTCATCGCGTACTTGGGATTCTCGTTCTGCTGGGGCTTGGGGCTTGCCGTCCGCACGTCCTTCGCCATCTGGCTGAGCGCGAGGCAAAGCTGAATGTAGCTCTTGAGCTGCCCGGCGTGGATGCCGCCCTTGCGGTCGGCGGTCGGCTCGTCGAACTGGAAGAGCCGGAACTCGATGGTGCCCTTGGTGAAGGTGGCGTGGTAGTTGAGCATATGGTAGCGGCTGTCGTTGTAGTGCTGCGTTCTGCCGTAGTTCGCGCCCTGGGTGGTGTACCAGGTGTCCGCGAGTTCGGCCATCGTTCTCGGCTTCTTGGCGTTGACCTTCCGCAGGAAGTTGGGGTCGACCGTGCGGCAGTAGCGGCTCACGCGGTAGGAGTCGAGCTTGAGGGCCTCGGCGATCAGGCTTTCGTGGCTCGCCATGATGTTGGCAAGGTTGCGGAGCGTCTGCGGCGTGTGGCCGTTGGCTCCGATGTGGATGTGGACTCCGCAGCCCCGGCTTGCGTCGCTCTTCGCGCCGTTGTGGCGAAGCTGGCGGCAAAGCTCCTGCAGGGTTTCCATGTCGCTGTAGCGGAGGATCGGCGTGACCAGTTCGCACTTCTCGTCGTCCGGCCCGTTGATGGAAACGTCTCTCTGGAATTTCCACTCGCGTCCGTCGGCGTCCCAGGCGCTCCAGGTGTAGTATCCGTTGCGGCTGGCGGTGTTCTCGTACCGACCTGTTCCGAAGAACTCGGCCGCGACCTTCGCGGCGTTTTTGCGGGTGATGTTGTTCATCTCGACCTCGACCCCGATGGTCTGGTTTTTCATCTCGCTGATCTGTCTTTCAGTCCTTGCGTTCATGGTGTGTGCCTCCTTGAAAATCCTTTGTTTTCCGCGGGTTTTCTCCCTTGCGGTACTGTATATATCACTCTAAAGCACACAAATAGCAAGTCATTTCTGCGATATAAACCGGACAAATACTGGGGCTTTTTCGGGGCCTGAATTGTGTATATTACGGGTCGATCTTCCTGACGGCATCTTCGCCGTAGACCACGTTCAGGCCGCTGCCGTTTTCCCATCGCATGAGGAGGGACCCGGTGTCGTCAACACCCAGCACGGTGCCTTTCGTACCGATGGGCGGGGCCTGTCTGTCATCCATCCGCACCAGTTCCACACGGGTGCCTTTGGGGTACTGCCTGCGTACACGCTCGACCGTTTCCTTACTCGGAAATTGCATCATCGCCGTCTCCTTTCTGACCGCCCCTGAACGCCGATGAGCCGGAAAGGTTCTTCAGCAGGATCTTTCGTTCGGTCTTGTATTCCGCGCCGATGAAGCCGAGCCTGAGAAGGAAGCATCGGAAAGCGTACTTTTCGCTTTCGACTTCCTTCTCCTTCGCCGTCACCCGTTTGGCGTTCCTCGCCATGTCGCAGAGAGCGGTCACGAGATGCGTGTAGGCCTTGACCGACTCGGCGTCCGTTTCGGTGAACCAGGGAAATGCGATCTTTTCATCGGTCACCTCAATCGGAAGACTGTCCGCGCCGAGTGCTTTCCTTAAAAGACCGGCTTTGCTGTCGACCAGCTTCTGAAGGTTCTCGATTGCCGCGTCCGTAAGAAGCGTCCTCGGCACTGCAATCTCAAGCCCGTCTGTGCGCGCCTTTGCCGCCGCTGTCGGCTCTTCGACCGTGTCGTCCTCCGCAGGCTCAAACTCAAAGCCTGCCGCCGAGATCGCCTCCAGAAGTCCTTCGACTTCCTCGCTGTCGGTTCTATCGCTGAAGGACAGGGTTCCGTTTCTGTCAACCGTGTAAAGGTCGATCTCATAGGCCATGCTCGGCATTCCGAGGTACTTCGGTTTGACTTCGAGAAACCTGCCGATGGTCTGAACCAGTCGCTTGCGCTCGGTTCCGGTTACGTTGTACCTGATTTCCATTTGGGGATACCTCCTTGTTTTTTCGGTAGTACATATATCACTCTGAAAGCCTGAAATAGCAAGGGGTATTTCCACAATTCCGGGGACAAATACTGTAGAGTATTCAGCCCTCAAACTGGTCATAGTACACGATGCCCGCGAGGACGAAACAGACGCACGGGAGCGCCACGCCGTTGCCCCACAGCTTGTATTCTGCGGAGTCGGCGTGAGGTGCTTTCAGCCATTTCACGATCTGCGCGTCAGATTTCGGCTTCGTTGCCGATCCCGTCACAAGACGGTGTGTCTCAAACACCTCTCTCCAGAACTCCATATCGCTCTCAGTCGGTTCTTCCGTACCGAGATCGGCGCACCACCAGTCCGGGAAGCCCTGGAGCCTGGCGCATTCGGTCGGCGTGAGCCTGCGGACGATGTAGTACGGTTCCTCCGAAACGATGGGCGGGTCTTTATAATCGGTCGCCACAAGGGTGTTCACCAGGTTCTCCTCGGCGAGGGTGTGGTAGGAACTCTTGCTCGTGGAGTACACGGGGTGTGCTACGGCTCCCGGTCCCTTCGCCATCATCGGCGGCTCGACCTCCGTGTCGATGCACGGGGCGAACTGCGCGTTCTGACCCTGGTTGTAGGTGGCGCGGTCGATGCCGTATGCCACGGCGTGGCGGTCGGTGGCGTCGAGGGTGAATGAAACGTCCTCGTTGACGCCGCTGCCTTGGGGACCGTTCCTGTCGGCGCGTCCGATCATGGAGCCCTGCAGTACATAGGTCTGCTGCTTCATTCCGGGTTCTGCTGAGATACAGCCCGCCTTGGTACCGAGGTCTCGAACCTCATCACGCTGATTCTGCGCGAAAGCGACGACAGCCATACCACCTTGATTGCAGGAGGGGTTGCCGCCGTTGGCGTCCAGGGTGCGGGTCGTTTCCGCCTCGTAAAAGCCGCTGCTCGGATTGTCCGACTTCATGGCGTTGGAGTCCTTCGCGCAGATACCGAACACGGTCGGAACGAATAGAGTCTGGTCGTTGTTGGTGGCGAGAGTCGCTGACTTGTCCCTTTGAATGAGGGGACCCTTTCCGCCGCCCTCGCAGCCGCAGCGTATCTTCATGACGAGAGGCACGTTGTTGCCGCCGGTCCCCATGCGGGAGGTCAGCGTCTGCACCTTACCGTCCTCGGAAACAGTCACCCTGCTGTCGGCGGGATGATTCTCAAGTGCAACGGCGGCGGGAACAGTGCCGGCGCGCAACGTTGGAGACAGTTCTTCCTCGTACCCGATGGAGCGGCTCTTGGCGGAGTGCTCCGTGCAGAAACCCGCCGCTTCCGTAACAACGGGCGGATGGTGTGCCTCTGCTCGAAGCGTGGCGGTCACGTCCTCGGTTACATCCATGCGGCCGCCGCCCTGGTCGTTCAGCACTATGATGCCGTTCCGACCTGTGGACATTCCGCAGTTCACGCCAAGGGTGGCGGCGACTGTGTCTATCGCGCCGTTGTAGCCGTCTGTGCCGATGCCTGCCGGATGAGCGCCTTCTTCAGCAGCTCCGGCAGTTCCTTGCCACGAACGGAAGCCCTGCGGAGTATACCCAGACAGGCCTTCTGACTCAAACAGTACTTTTCCGGCACGTTGGCCTGCAAGATCTGCGACAAGGTAGATGCGTTTTCTGCGCTGGGGGACTCCCCAGTATTGAGCATCAAATACCCGCCATGCGATCGAGTGATCGTCTGCCAGGACGCATCCGGCGTTCGGCCATCTCGCAGGTCGAGGAGTATCAGCTTCGGGTTCTTTGATGCGCCGGATCTCGTCGAGGACGGCTTTGAAGTCGCAGCCGCCGTTCGAGGAGAAAGCGCCTGGCACGTTTTCCCAGCAGAGCCAGGTCGGATATCGTCCATTGGTAGCATTCCTCATTTCTTTCGCGATTCGGACGGCTTCGTAGAAAAGGTTCGAGCGGGACCCGTCCAGTCCCGCCCGCTTGCCGGCCACGCTCATGTCCTGGCACGGTGAGCCGAAGGTGATGATGTCCACAGGTTCAAGGTCAGTGCCGTTGAGCCGGGACACGTCGCCGTAGTGTTTCATAAAAGGCAGCCGCTTCGTAGTCACGCGGATGGGAAACGGCTCAATCTCCGAAGCCCACACGGGGATGACGCCGGAGATCAGGCCGCCGAGCGGGAAGCCGCCCGAGCCGTCGAACAGGCTGCCGAGGGTCAGTTTCTTATCCATTGGGGAGTTCCACCTCCTTGACGAGGTCGGAATACGGGATCTGCTGTCCGCCGCGCTCCACAAAAATATCCTCCGGGGCGACGCCGTTCTCGACAGCCCTGCGGAGGATCACGGATGCGTATTTCTCGTCCAGTTCCATCATGAAGCACACGCGGCCCATCTGCTCACAGGCCATCATCGTGGAGCCCGAGCCACCGAAGGTGTCCAGCACCACGGCGTTCTCCTGCGTGGAGTTCCCGATGGGATAGCCGAGCAGGTCGAGCGGCTTGCTCGTGGGATGGTTGGCGTTGCGTTTCGGTTTGGCGAACTGCCATACCGTCGTCTGCTTGCGGTCGGAGAACCAGGGGTGCTTTCCGCTCTGAAGGAAGCCGTACAGCACGGGTTCGTGCTGCCACTGATAATCCGAGCGTCCGAGGACGAGCGAATCCTTCACCCAGATGCAGCATCCGGCGAGATGGAATCCGGCGTCAATAAACGCCCTGCGGAAATTCAGCCCCTCGGTGTCTGCGTGGAACACATACGCCGCGCCGCCTTTCTCCATATGTTCCGCCGCGGCTTTGAACGCCGACAGCAGGAACGTGTAGAATTCCTCGTTCTTGAGGCTGTCGTTCTGAATGGTCAGCCCGTCCGAACTCTTGAAGGATACTCCGTAGGGAGGATCGGTCAGCAGAAGGTTCGCTCTTTTGCCGTTCATGAGCAGAGCGACGTCCTCCGCATTCGTCGCGTCTCCGCAGACAAGGCGGTGCTTTCCGACCGTCCACACGTCGCCGCGCTCCACGAAGGAAGCATTCTCCAGAGCGGCGGTGAGGTCGAAGCCGTCATCCTTTACATCTTTATCACTGCCGTCCGAAAACAGGTCGGCAAGTTCCGCCTCATCGAAGCCGGTCAGCAGCGGATCAAAGTCCGCAGCCTGCAGAGCTTCGATCTCCACGCGCAGGAGTTCCTCGTCCCATCCGGCGTCCATGGCCATGCGGTTGTCTGCGATGATGTACGCTTTCTTCTGGGCTTCGGTGAGGTGGTCTGCGAAGACGCACGGCACCTCGGTAATTCCTTCCTCCTTTGCCGCGAGGATGCGGCCGTGTCCGGCGATGACGCCGAAGTCACGGTCGATGATGACGGGGTTTATAAAACCGAACTCCCGCAGAGAAGACCGCAGTTTCACGATCTGCTCCGGGGAGTGCGTTCTCGCGTTATTCACATAAGGGACGAGCTTGCTGATCGGAACGAGCTGGAGTTCGGTGGTCGTCTTCATCGCACCAGCCCCCATTCAGCGAACTTCTCGAAGCCGCCGAGAGAGCGGATGTACTCGCGGGCGGTCTCCACGATCTCCGAGTACGGTCTGCCGTCCACGGTATCGTCGCCGATGGCGCAGCACAGTTCCACGGGGCCGTCGGTCTCCTGGGCTTTGAGCCAGGCGTAGATGTTTACGCTGACGTCCGCTTTGGAAAGGTCCTTGCCGTGCAGACCGCCGCCCGTGACGGAGTCCGCCATGTCGGAGCCGAGTTTGCGGTTGGTAGCGCCGGAGTCCACGTCCGTTCCGCCTGTCCAGTCGCCCAGAGGATTGACCTCGGCGTCCGGGAAGGTCTCATGGAGGTGGACAGTCTTCGCGTTGCTCTGACAGATGATAAGGCGTTCGCCGTCAAGGATGTACTTGCCGTCGCTGCCGTACACGCCGTAGATGAATCTGGCGATGTCGGTCAGACGGTTCTGCTCCTCGGTGACGGGCGTACCTTTGAAGACGCCGTTGTCGCCGCAATGAATGCCGTCCGCCTGATTGTCGGCGAGGTGAGCGTCCTGCGGAACTTCGACATAATTCGACAGGATTCGTTCACCGGCGATGCGGTGAACGATCCCGGCGGCTTCCTCGTCCGTGATGTGAACGGAAGTTTCCGCGATGATGTGGCAGACGCCGTGGCCGATAAGCACCTCCACGGCGATCTTCGGATTCTCGTCCCTGGCGTATGCCAGGTCGACAAGCGCGCCGGCGATGCGGTCGGCGACTTTGTCAGGGTGCGAGGGATTTACTTTTTCAAACATGGTTCTCATCCTTTCCTTGCCCGAAGCAATCTTTCCATAAGGTCGTCCTGCGGGGAGACCTCGCCGTAGTCAGTGGAGCAATTGTCCTTCACGATCTGGAAGATCTCGTTCCACAGCCTGACGGCCTGGTTCATGTAGTTGATGCCGATATTGATGAACGGAGACGGTATCGGTTTCTGCGTGGTGGGGTGCTTGGAGAGGAAGCCCATGCGGTTGGTCATCTCCTCGCACTGTATCCACCGGGCGGAACACATGGCGTACCGCTCCAGGAGCTGGGGCGAGACCTTGGAGGCGCAGCCGATCTTCTTCAGCCACTCCCAGGTCTCGGTGTAGATCTCCTCGGCCTGCAGTTGACTGCCGTCGCGCTGCTCCGCCGAAAGGAAATCGTGGGGCTTCGGCATATCGACACCCTCGACTTCGGGAATGTCCAGGACTTCAAGCCGTCTGCCGCCGGGATTGCCGTTCTCGGCCTTCTCCTTGACAGGGGTTTTCTTCCTTCCCGCACCGGGTCTCGCGCCTCCGCGCCCGCCTGTGTTGTTCGATTTTGTTGGCACTATCTCACCTCCATTGTCCGGGACCTTTAATTACCCTTTTGAAATCGCTTTTTTCGCGCACGTGACCCCAAGCCGCTGCCCGTGATAATGGTCCCGGAGATTTTGACCGGCCCTGATCTGTACCCCGAAAACTGGACAGTCATTGATTGAAATCCAAGAGTGTGAAAT